TTTCTGACGCGCGATTTCTTGCAGTCGCTTCAATGACTCCTCTTGAGTCTTCAATGATTTCTTCGCGATGTCCTGCTCTGACATCGTTCCCGTCGTTGCCCTATTTATCGCAGACACACCCTCGGCACTATTGCGATTGACGCCCGCCGATCCCTTGGCCGCTGTGCCCATTTCATTGAGCTTCGCCTGCTCCTCGCTGATCTTGAGCTTTTGCTTTTCCGTATCCTGCTGAGCCGTCAAGGCTGCCGTGGCTGCGTCCTTTTGCGTGCCGCTCAAGTCCTTCGTTTTGGACTTCAGTTCTTCCATTTCGCGGGCCTGCTTCGCGGCCAGTTTATCGCTCTCAGTGCCGAACTTTTCTAAGCCGTCTTGCTTGAGTTTGATCAACGCGTCATTGCCCTCGGCGAGGCTTTTCAGGTATGCCTTTTCCTTTTCCGCATCTTCCTTTTTGCGGTCTCGCTCGGCTTGTGCGGCTTCGACCTCTGGCCTGGCTGCCGCCAACGCCTTTCCCTCTTTTTGAATCTGATCGCGCTTCTTCGCGGTCTCAACAGCCTTCTTGAATGATATGTCGGCCGATTCGTCATCACCGGCTGCCGCCGATTGTGCTGATGTTTGATTCAGTGCGATGACTTCGTTGTTGTACTGCTGCCAAAGCTCTCGCTTCTTCTTTAGTTCCTTGTCCAGGTCTTCTGGCGGTCGCTCCATGAACGAGGCTTTTTCTGTGGATTGCTTAGCGAATCCGGCATAAAAGTCGTCGAGTTCTTTTCTGTATTCCTCCAGAGCTTCCTTGGACTTCCCGAACCAGCCAGTCGATTCCAGCAGCTTAGGCAGCAGGATTCCGCCGAGTGCTGCCGCCATAGCCGTTGCCGCACCGGCCACGGGGCCAAATGCTGACCCGAGAACCGCGACGTTATTCGTGATCGCTCCAATCGCCGGGCCGATGCCGCGCGTTGCGAACTGGCTGTGAAAGTCTTGGATCGCGAAGCCTGCTTGCTGCGTCATGCCTGCCAGCTTGCCGCCGATATTGCCGCCGGCCTTCGACATCGCGGCCTCGCTGCGTCTCGCCGCGACTTCCGTTGTTGAAGCGAACGCCATCGCCGCCGTTTCCGATTGCTTTAGCCCGTTCGTGAACTCGAATTCTGAGAGCGATAGAGTCGCGTTCAGGTTGCCGACGTTCGTTGACATTTCGACTCCCTGAACACGTATTGCATCTCGGTCGCTGTCTGTGCCGCCTTGGCTCTCACGTCGGCCAACGTCATTTCACGCTGTGCGAGCGGAACCCACTCGTCTTCGTTCAGGTCTTTGCGGAACCGGAAATGGGCTTTCCACTTTTCCAACTCCAACAGGTCGAGCCGTTCCTTGAGTCGCGTTACGTCCGGCTCGCACCATCTGTCGGCCAGCCAGTAAATGAAAAACTCATCACTCAATCGGGCTTTTTTTCGATCTCTGCCTGCGCCTCCGGTGAGACGCCCGAGAGTGCCCGAATCTCGTCGAACAGCAACGAAATCGCGTCCTTGTTGGCACTGCTGCCGAGCCAGTCAGCATCAGCAGCCGTGAACAATGCCGTTCCGTCTTCGTTGCAAGCCGCCATCAACACGACAGCGCCACGCTTCCCAGTCGGGCACTCGACGCCGTTTTTTACGTCGTCGATGACTTCCCAGAATCGTTCTTCTTCTCGCACCGTCAGTGGCCTGACGCACACGTCACCGCCCCATTGAGGAACGGGAACGTGCTTTATCTTTCTGCCCGCTGTATCGGCTGTAATAATCTCGGCTCTGTTCAATGGCATTCAGGTCAGTCCTATCAAGTTGGGTCTGCGTATGTGATCGGCCCACTGACTTTCAATTTGCACTTCGTGACCATGCCGGGGCTTCCCTTCAACGGGAACGTCGTGACATGCTCAAGCAGAAAGCCGCTGAACGTGCGCTTCGCGGCCACTGCCGCTGTGCCTCGCATCGGATACGTGATCACGATGACTTCTGGTGCGCCGAAAGGAGGGTCGAGCATTGGATCGTGAAGCACGGTGATCGAATACTCGCCGCCCTCGATAATATCCTCTGGGACGTATGTGGCTTTCCCTCCTGTGGTGGCCGAGTTTGTCGTGTCGATAGCGCCACGAGATTCAGTGAGTTCACCGAGTTCGATGATCTCGGCGAAGAACGCCGCGAGCTTGATCGTACCAGCAGCGTCAGTACCAGCCACTGCGGTTCCAAACGCGCTGTAGCCACGGGGAGCGAGGGCAGAAGGCATAATGGCGATCCTTTATATCGAGGCGTGTTCAAGGTCTAGTGTAACGAATTCCACGGGGAACCCGATTTCATCAGCCAACATTGGAAACGTCGAACGGTCGAACGTCTCATCCAGCGAGCAACTCCCAATCTCAGTGCTGTTCCATGTCGCCGAGCCGGTCGCACTGGCGGGGACCAGTGCCGTGATGACCGGCTGAGATAATGATCGGCTCTCGATATACGTTGCACCAACACACGCCACCACAATCGGAGTCCTGCTAACTCCCGTCAGCCCCTTGGCCGTCGCGTCATTCGATTGCCCCTCGGGCCTCATAACGATCAGGTAAGGCTTGGTTGTCTCTTGCGGTGCGATGTGCGGAAACACACGCTGCGCGACGAGTGCTGTCACGCCCGCCACGGATTTGAGTTTCGCAATCACAGCGGCTTCGGCTACTCCGCTCATTAGTTTCCTCGTTGCAGCTTGGACGCAGTGAACTCGGCTGTGATGCCTCGTGAAATATCTGATATCAGGCCAGTTGTAATCGCCCCGCGAGCCGATTCGACTCCACGCCATACCGGATGAAACGCTGGCATCCGGCCTCGGTTATAGCTCGGCTTTTTGTTTCGCTTGAGTTGCGATCCGACTGACACTTTGTCTCGTACGTTCTGCCGCACAATGCGGCCCTTTTTGATTCGTGTGATCGTCTTCGTGCCCGTTTTACGGTATCGAGTCTTGGCGTTCGTGAATCGCTGTTGCGTTCCCTTTTCGACTAAGACCGCATGGGGAGCCTTGCCGCTCTCCGCACCGACCACGACCACGACCGACTGCGTTCCCTTATATTCGCGAACAACATTCGTCATCCAATCTCGATAATGGCCCTTGCCTCGTTTCTTGCCGCGTTGCTGCACCGGAATATGACCCGAGATGGCTCGCTCAAGTGTCCGACCCGCCTTCTGCGCCGCAGGAACCAGTATTCTCGACCTCAGCGCGTCTGGCATCGACTGCAACGCACGCAAGAGAGGCTTCACGCCAGTCAGATCGAACTCGACCGCAATCGCCACGGATCACCCCCCTTCAACGCACCACAGAACAACCTCGCGCCGTTCGTTCGTCTCGTCGTAGATGGCCGCGATGTTTAGGATTCGTTCGCCGATCTTGATTCGTGATTTCGATGTCATCGCCCGCGTTAAATTGTCGCTCCTCACTCTGACGATGCTTTGGATGATCGGTATGACTTGCATTGCGGCCTGAAACTCTCGGCCACTTGTTGGTGCGATCTGTGCCCAGCGACTTTCCGAATCAATCCAACTGATCGCCACCTCGTGGATCGCGTTGACGGTCTCCACTGCCGTCTGAATCACGACGCGCGTCTTATATTTTCCGGCCGTCGTGTTCCATGTCGCCATCAATGCACCTTTGACCAGCAGGCCGAATCGAGCAACGATTCCACGCCATTTGGCAACGACTGAAACGATCCTTGCGAGACAGCTTCTGGATGCTCGCGCCAGTGAGCCACGAGGAGCAGGATCGCGTGTTTGAACTGCCTTGGGATTGCCGCCGCCGACGCATAGCCCGCCGTGAACGTCACACACACGTCGTTGATCTGACCGCGTGTGGATGGCCATGTGATGCCGTAGGATGGCACAATTCGCGAAGGCTCGCTGATTAGGTCCGTTCGGTAATCTCCAGCAGCAAGCGTCTGCGATGCACCCGCCGCGTCGTTGTAGACGATGCTGGTGACCGCGCTGACTGGCGGAACTCTCAATTGAATTTCATCGCTCGGGAACTCATCGAGATAGAGCGACCACGTTCCCACACCGAGCTGCCGCTTGGTGTGGGCCTCGCAGTACATACGAGCCGTGTTGATCGCGTTTGCGAACCAATCGGACTCCTCGCTCGCGTCAGAACGACAGTGCAGCATCGCCTCAGACACGCTCACCGGGTCAGTGGTCGCGTCTGCGGTTCGCTTCAGTGTCGAATGAATCTCGTGAAACTTAGCCACGTTTTTGCCTCTTGCCGAACTGAGCGAATGAAGCCGTTTCAGCCTTCGGATTCAGTGTCGCAGTGCCATGCGTCATCGCTTCCGCGAATCCGCGCTTCACCAGCGTGTTGGCCATGCCGTCGGGCAAGTCGATGACTTGCCCGACGCGATGACCGTTCCATCCTTGACGGAATTTGAGCCGCATTGGTCACGCCCTCAGGATGTTTCCGAACCCGCGACCGGAAGCCGTGGTCGCAGGAGCATCACCGCGCGACAGGATCGCGAACGCCGTGATGTACGTTCCCGCCGCTCCGTCGCCACAGGTCGCGGCGAGGTCGAAGTAGCGTTTCTTGCCGCGAAGATCGACTTCGATCTTGAAGCACTTGTTGTCGTCGGTCGCAATCGGCAAGGCCGACGTAGAACCGGCGATGTCGGTCGAAGTGCCGTAGACGGCACCGGTCAAATCGGCATAGCTGCCGTCCGTGTCCGACGTTTGCAGCTTGCAAGTGGTCATGGCGATGTCAGTCGCACCGAGATAGACGAAGACTTCCAAATAGTCCCAACCGAGCGTGTCAATTGCGGCCGTGGTCACGGCCGCGTTGTCGATGATCGCGGCGGGAGGCGTCACGCTCACGAACTTGGTTTGCTGTGCTGGATTCATATCGTTTTTCCTTGTGGAGTGAAGAACAGAAGGAGCGGGCCGACGAGTGTCAGCCCGCTTGAAGTCAGCCATTAGCTGGCAGGGGTAAGCAACTGGATCACCGGACCAGCAACGCTCGCCGTGCCGGTCCCGTGGACGTTGATGTCGAACCGTTGCGTGCCGCGAATCGCGAGCTGATCCAGCTCGAAATACCGGCTCGAATCGACGGCAATCGAGACGCCGCGCCGCGAGCCGAACAGGGCCGCCATCGCGAGGTCTCCGAAGTAGACCAAGCCGTGGGTCGAAGTCTGCGCCGAGGTCGTCGAGTTCATGACGTTGACCATCTGCACCGGATAGCCCAGAAACATCGGTTGAGCGCCGCCTTCAATTTCGCGAACTGTGTTTCCGCCAGCAGCAGCAGCCAAACGCAGCATCGAAGCCGCCCAGCCCGCTTGGTGGATGTACCAACGCGGCTGAATGCCGGGGAACCGTGGCAGCTTGCCGATCATGGCCTCGAAGTCTTCGAGGTCGAGCGTTCCAAATGCCGTGTTGCCGGTGATTGCGGTGTATTCCGAGCCGGCGAGCGTAGCGTTTTTGACGCCCACGATGCCGCCATACGTCGAAGTACCATCGCCGTTGAATCCGCATTCGTCTTCCTTGTTGGCGAAGGCGTAGGCGATCTCTCGGGCAAGGTCGTCACCGATATTGATGACCGCATCCTCGGCGAGTTCACTGGAATACTTGACCAGCGCGGCGAGCTTCTTGGCCGTCAGTTGGATTTGATTCCAACCCTTATCGCTGGCAGTGATTTCAGAGCCTTCGCCGACGAAGTAAGCCGTCAGGCCACTGGCACGGCGAGGAACGGTCTTCGTGTCGCTGGCCATCGGCGAGAGCATTGCGTTCGCGCGGAAGACGCCGAACTCTTCTCGCAGGTCGATGATCGCTCGCTCCATTTCGAGCGGCACCAGCACGCCGCCCAGGCTGTCCGAGCCTTCCGACTGTGCCCGCACCTCGACGCCATGATCGGCACACCATTGAGCGGCCCGCTGATCGCGGCCAACAACAGCCCTGATCCACTGGCCGGACAGGTAAGCCCGCTCGTCGGCTCTGTCGCCACGGAATGCCGTGAGACGCCGCGAGCGTAGGCATGTGGCCGGAATCGTCACGGCCCGCGTCTCTGGGACGGCTGGAGCCTGTGCCTGAGACGCGGCGAGTTGGTTCGCACTCGGCGAACTCGGCAGCGACCGCTGAAGTTCTTCGATCTGCCGCTCGTGGGCGATCTGAGAGTCGATGGATGTGATCTCGCCGAGCGAATTATCGGCCTTAGTCCGCTCTTCCGTGCTGAGTGGCCGCTGCCCGTCAGCTTCGGCGGCAGTGCTGATCTCCGAGACTTGGGCGACGAGAGCCGCCTTACGGGATTCGAGTCGTTGCAGTCTGGTCATTGTTTGTCTCCGTTTGTGCTGGAGACCATGACCAAAAAAAATGGGCGGGCCTGCCAGCAAAGTTACCTTTGCGACAATCCCGCCAACGACTCATCGTTTGCGTTTTTGCTTCTCGGCTCGTTCCGCTCGTGAATCATCACTTGCGACGGGAGCCGTATCTAGTTGCGTGAGATGTTATCTCGATCAATTTACTTGTCAAGCGATCTTTAATCGGAGTCTGAGCCATTCGCAGGAACCAACCGGCAACGCCTGTCGCGCGGCCTCTAGTGACCTCATGGCCACGGTCGTGTCGAGATAAGCGGGATTCGTCACCGGCCCCACGTCGAAGAGGTTTTGGAACCGATAGATCGTGCGGACTTGCACGCCGTCCTCAATCGCGTACTTGTCGCCGCCTTGCTGAATCGAGAACGCAAACGACGAGCCTCGCAGGTCGCCGCGCTTAACCAACTCGGCGATATCGGCCCGCGTCGTCGGTAGGTCGATCATGTATTTAAGACCACGCTCGTCGCTGATGAGTTGCAGCGTGCCGGAACGAGTCCGGCCGAGTAACTGCGAAGGGTCATGGTTGAACGCCGCGATCACGTCCGGCTGGTTGGCTAACACGGCATCGAAGGCACCCGGCTTGATCCTCTCGACGAACCCGCCCAAGTCTTGGCTGAGTCGGTTGTAGACGGCCGCATAGCCCGTGAGCCGGTCGCGGCCGTCGATGTTTTCCATGCGAATCTCGGCGGCTTCGTGATCCACGCTTCTAAGTTCCATTATTTCGCTCCGTTCTTGAGTCGTTCACACAACAGGTCAACTCGCGTCGGCAGTTCCGCCGCTGTCGCTTCGGATGTCGTCAGGATCGCTGCCCATGTGTTTGCCCGCCACTCAGCCGCGAAGACGTTGGCCGACACGTCCACGCCCACCGAGCGGCAGACTCGCTCGGGCAGAGCCAGCTTGCTCGCCATGCGTGCCTGATGCTCGTCGGCGAACGTCTGGCACTCAGTCAGGAACGTCGAAGGCTTCTTCGCCGCGCGAACGAGTGCGTCACATTGCCAGCGCACCATCGCGTTGACTTGATCGCTCCACACGCTCCGCGCTGCGGCTTGTTGCTCCTCCGTTGGATCGTCCTCCGGTTGATCTTCGACAACGGGAGTCGCGACCGGCTCAATAACCGGATCGCCTGGCCCCTCCTCAGCACGCTCCAACGTGGTCAGTGCCGAGTTCACGAAATGCGAGTCGCCACAATCAACCGGGTTGAAGTTCTCGAACCGCCGAATCTCGTTGACGCTCAACACGCCGATGTTGAACATCTCGCGGTAAAACGTCGCACGGGATGCCGTGTCGCCCCGCAATAGCCCCTCGACGTTGAACTCGGCATAGTATTGATCGTCGTCGATTAGGTCTCGCTGGATCGCCTGTTCCCAGCGTTCCATCCACGGAACCAGCGTGAACTTGACGAACTCTAGTTGCTGATGCTCGATGTTGCTGAACGTCGCATGGTCGAGAATTCCGATCATGTGCTGTGGCACACGGAACACGCTCGCGATCTGCGTCGCATTCATTTTCTGTTGCTCAATGAACTGCATGTCTGTGTGATTCAGCCCGATCTCGTGGACCTTTAAACCGGCCTCTAAGACGGCCGTTTTACCCGCGTTGTTCGCGCCTCCGTAGAGCCGCTCCCAGTCCTCACGCATCCGGTTGGCTGCGTTTGGCGGCAGATTCTGATCGGTCTGAAGTACCATGCCGGGCCGAGCGCCGTTCTTCCACGTCGCCGCGCTGTGAGAGTCTGCCGCCATGCTCGCGCCGATGATGGTCGCGATGCTCGTGATCGGCGTTGTGCCGATGACACCGTCCGACGACGGGCCTCTGACGTGCAGCACTTCGCCCTGTAGTAGCCGCTCGGTTGTTCCGGTGCGTTCGTCACGCACGAGGTATACCATCCTGCCCGCTTCGGTGACTTCATACGTGATCCGATCCGGATGAATCGGCAACAGTTCCAGCCGCCCGCGATAGGCTTTGATCCTCGCGACCGCGTTCCCGCGAAGCAACAGGTGCAGCATCATCTGTTCGCGAAACTCAAACGACGTTTGCCAACTGTTCGGCATGTCGTGCAACAGCCGGTGAATCGGCAGCGTGTTCTCCAACTTTCGCGAGTCGTCCGCATTACGCGAATAGACATCGAGCGGCAACTGAGCCAGCCCCTCAGAAATGACTCTGACGCACGCATAGACCGCAGCCACGCGGGTTGCCGTCTCAGCCGTCACGCTGAATCCGCTCACGTTGCGGGGAGACAACAGCGACTCCAGCACGTTATATCCACGCTGTTGACTCGGTTGCCATGCGTCGCGAATGCGGGTCAGTACGCTCATTTGTGGGCCTTTGGAGTAAGCGACACCGATACGAACAACAACAACGAACCGGCCACGATCAAGGCGAGCGGAACGCTCACAAGATAACAACCCCATAGCAGCAATAAAATGCCAACCGCCGCAGCAATATCGTTTACCAAGATGACACCCTCGGGCTACTGACTTGTTCCGTGCTTACGCTCATCGCCATCAACCACGCCACCATGCCGTCGATCTTGTCGGCCGAGTGCTTTTTATCTGGTCGCATGTTCTCGTTCGCGTCGGTATAGACTGACAAGTTGCTCGCCATCCAACGCATCACGGGGTTGTGGCCGTGGTCTAGGCTGTGGTCGCAGACTGACGCGATAAGCTCCTTCGTCGCGTCGGTGAAGTTGCCGATCGTCTGACCGAACTCCGAGACGCTCACGCCTTCCGATTCTAGCTCTTGCCGCAGTGCTTCCGCGTTCCATTTGTCGTAGGCAAGGTCCGCGATAACGAACTGCCATCGAAGCTCCAAAATCTTCGCCTTGATCGCAGATTGCTCGATACGAACGCCGGGACACGACTCGACGAATCCCTCCGCGATCCAACGCTCGTAACGTCCTCGATTCGATGGATCGGCCCCGCGTCTCTTGGCCGCTTCGGACGGCACCCAAAACCACGGCAACGCGACACGACGCTCGGGGAACCACAGCACGAGTGCCGCAACGTCAATCTTGCTCGCAAGGTCCAGCCCAGCAAAGCACACCTCGCCCTGCAATTCTTCGAGCATCCTTGTTCGCCACTCAATCGCCGTCTCGTCGCCGAGCGGCGTGCAACGGTCCCAGTCTTCCATCGGGATCGCGAGCGATTCGAGTTCTGTCCAGATGTTGAGGTGAAGCCGCTTGAACGTGTTCGTGTAGCCCGGCGAGGTCTTCGCCTTGTTGCAAGCGGCTTGCATGTCCTCCAGTTTTAGCGAAACCCCCAAGTTTGGATTTGCTTTGTACCATGTCTCCGGCTCAGTCCAATCGTCGGCCACGTCTGCCGCATAGATCACGGGCAGGAATGCCGCATCCTCAACGGCACCGCTGGCCACGTTCTCAGCATATTCTCGCTGCTCCCAACAGATGCTTTGCCGGTCGTGTCCCGCTGTCGTGATTGCCACAGTCAACGGCTGATCGCGCTTGAGCCGCGACGACTCAAGCACGTCCCACAGATCGCGGTTGGGCTGCGCGTGCAACTCGTCGAAGATGACACCGTGAGCCGATCCACCGTGAGCCGTTCCCGCCTCCGCAGACGCCACTTTGTAGACGGCCCTGTCGAGTCCGGTCTTCGCATCGACCCGCACAATTGAACTCTGATAAATCTTGCTAATGCGGTTGAGCGTCGCCGACATCGCGACCGACATTTTGAACACGTTGAAGACTTCGCGGGCTTGGTCGCGACTGGCCGCTGCTCCGATCACTTCGGCCCCCGGCTCGTCGTCGAGATAGATCAGCAGGCCAGCGACGATCGCGCACATCGTTGACTTGCCGTTGCCGCGACCGACCTCGATATAGCAGTTGCGGAACCTCCTCAACCCGTCTGGCCGCTTCCAACCAAACAGCGTTCCGATGATGTTCGTTTGCCAAGCTTCCAACGCCAGAGGCGTCCCGCCGAGCCTTCCGCGACTGTGCTTGAAATACCTCGGCCCCATCTCACAAGCACGCCGCGCCGCCTGAACATCGAACACGCAGCCGCCCTTGTTCTCGCACGGCCGAAAGCCACGCGGAAACTCGCAAAACTCGATCTTCGCCGCGTCTTCGATGTTCAAGCTGTCTCCGATTTGAACCGTTCGAGGTCATCACGAGCTGAGTCAGTTGGCACACCAACCAACCCAACGCGAGCCGAAGGACTCATTCCGAACATGTTTCCGATGCGGACGATCTGGTCGGTCGCTTCCTTCACCGCCTTCAACGCCGGGTTGGCGATGCGGCCCTTCTCGGTCTCGATAAACATGCCGGTCGTGGCCATGTCTTCACGCGCCGCATGGAACCGATCCAACGCCCCGCAATACTGCGCGAACACAGTCCAGTCAGAATCCGTGAAGCAACCAATCGACGACAGGATCGGAACCATTCGTGACCACTCGGCCTCGCCGTAGGAACCGAGCCAAGAAGGCATCTCGGGAAGCTCGGACGTTGACGCAATCGGCTCCTCTGTGCGGTCGGTTGGGCGCTGAACACGAGTTCCCTCGAACACGCGCAACGCGGTTGGCTTCGGTTTTGGTCCTCGTTTTCCCATATCAGTAAAACCCGTTCAATTGTGTGGAAGCC